ATCAACTACCACAGCCGTAACACCGGATGTTTCACCTGTAATAATCTTATCACTAAAGCTGGTAAGATAAGTAGTAACTTCAACAGAATTAAATGTATCTTCTAACTTAGCAAAGTGAACTTTGTTGTCAATATTAACGGAACCGGGAATAACCTGAGAACCATTCTTAAACATATGATCGCCAAAGCGAGTAACTTGCTTTTGTAGAATAGTTTGTAATTGCGTAAGTTCACGAGCTTGGACCGCAACGCCAGGTCTAAAAAGAATTCGATAGAAATCCTTTGCCTCGTTGTAATCATCATAATATGGATCGGTATTAAAATTAATTGCCATGTTGCACTACTCTATCTAGGTTAATTCTATTAGAAATATTTATATGTTAAAATTTGATGAACGTTCTAAATACAACCAATTGTTCATCAGACGGCGTAAATGCTGATCTATTATCAATGAATAAAACTTCACCAGAAAATTTATTCACATTTGGATTAGTCACAGTAGTTACAGTAAAGTTAGCTGATTCATCTGCATTATAATATACATCACTGACTGCTGGAAGAGATCCATCTACAGATTGAACCAACAATTTATTATCTTCAGCTGCAATAACTCGTAAAGTTTTTGCATTACCTGACGTATGTATATCACTATCGAGAGCATAACTTGCTCCAGTTAAAGTACCTTCAAGCAAGAAAGCTGCAGAACCAAGACCTGAGTTATAAACTTCAACTTGATCATATTTTTCAATGTCTTTTATAATACCAAACTGTCTGAAGTCATTGTTAATATTCATCCCTTGGTTTTCTTCATCTTCAAAAGAAGCATAAAAACTTAATGTGTCTGCATGAAGTTCACGAGGAGCATTTGAGCCATGCCCGCCAATTGGAGAGATAATTGCACGGGCAGTAGCTGTAGACTCATCTTCAGCCGTAATTGTTACAGTTACATAGGAATATCCAGAACCTCTATTCGTTAAAGTAATTCCAGTAACAGTTCCATTTGCGTCAATTGTTGAAGTAGCAGTTGCGCCAGATCCATCACCTGTGATTGTTACTGCTGGAGCACTAGTGAATCCAGTTGTACTTGACTCAACAACAATATAAGATATATCACGGTCAACTGTAAGTAGTTCAACGTTGGCTTGCAAACTATCAAGATCTCCAGGAGAACTTAAGATAAGAGTAATTTCAGCACCATCTCCTTCTAAAGCATTTCCTCGAGCAACAGTATATTCAGCATTTGTATATCCAGTACCACCATCGTTAATTACAAGAGCAGTAATTGTTCCATTTTCTACAACAATATCGATATCTGCATCTTGGCCATCTCCTGTAACATTACCATAAGCTTCATCAATATCATAATCCGCACCGCCATGTACAATTGTATAATCTACAATTTCTCCTGCAGAATAATATTGGTTTTTCACTTGTTTAGGAACAGGCATAAGTCCTGCTGTTAAGAATTTATTTCTTAATGCTAATGGAAGAAAGAACATAAACTTCCAAACATATCCATCAGCCGTTTCAAAATAATCTGTATCAGTTCCGCTTGGAGCTACTGTAGATTGTCCGCCATCATTATTCCATATACATTTATATACATTAAAGTCTTCGGTAAGTACATAAAAATCACGCTGTTCTAATGGATCATCATTAGCATATGTGTCTTCATACATATCATAAACTGTACCAGAAGTCCAGTTAATTCTACGAGTAATAAAAGCAACATCATTCAATGTAACTTGTTTTAACGTAATAAAATTATTACGAGCATCATACTCATATGAATTATTATTTAATGGAACTGGTGGTGTTGCATCATCATCCCATGTCAAAGTCTTGCCAAGATAATAGTAATAAATGGCAGACTTATTCTGAATCTTTTCATAAATAGATTCAGCCATAGTATGATGTAGGTTGGGTCTGATGATTGCGCTCATGGCTTCCTACTTATGAAATTGTTACAGTCCAAGTGATAATCATTGTATCAGCAGCAGCTTTGTTGACTACGTTAAATTCGGTTCGACAAAGCATTGTACCACCACTTGCAGCATTAAAAATACCAGCTTCAGTGATTGCTCCGGTTGCATCGCCTGGAGCATAAGTTGTAACGAAAGTTACGACATTGTTTGTTCTAGTTGCTGAATCAAATGTTTGGCGATACAATTCATTGCCCAAAGCGGTATCAGCTAAATCTACCGCATCAGTATCTTCACCAACAGCCATATGCGTCATTGGATCAAAATTAGAACTGCTAATAATTCTATCAGCAATAAAATCACGACCGGTTTGAACAACAAGGTTATTGATATGAATCTTTTCCTTAGTTTTTCCATCTGCACCTAAAATGACGATATCTAATTCGCCTTTGGGATGCAAAAATTCTTGCGCTTTCATTAAAGTCTCTCCTAGTTTATGTAAATGAAGTAATACCTTCGGTATATTCTTCGGCGAAATAAGATATCGCATATGGGTTTAGAGCAACGGCTCCGGTATCAATACTATTTATCGTTTCAGAAACGTTCTTTCCAAGTTGGAAAATATCATCATCTGAAGTAGTTGCTGAATCACTAAATGGTTTTCTAAATGTTGCGACATAAACTTCAGTTGCATATTGCTGTTCAATGATTGGTTTATAAAATTCCCAATCAAATTGCTGAGTAGCATATTGAGTTTCATTAATTGGTTTTTGCAATTCCCAATCTGCTTCATTATCTTCAGTTTGAACATTATCATAAAAACGATCATAGTAGTAACGAGCCAATAATGCAATACTTCTAGCAAGATCAAACTCATTATTAATTTCAAACTCACCAAACATAAGCATACCAGCTGGATGCACTGTTTTCTTAACAACATTATCATACTTATTAAACTGTTCACCAGATTTAATCACATAAGAGTATTGTTGATAGAAATAGTTATCTTGTAGATAAATATCGTCTGATAAGAAACCTTTATTAGTAATATAAGAACCAGCATATTGTGCTAGTGTTGAATTACTAAATGTAAAAATAGCATGGGTAGGATGATTTGTTTCGTCATCGTCTGGAGTTGTTGTAACAATTACATCTTGATCTCCAGGATTTAGTTCTGATTGTGGAACTAATCGTGCAGTAAAGTTTGCTGCATATCCAACACCAAATTGTAAAAGATCTAATTTTGTAATAGCACCGCTTGAATCTACAGTTGCAACCTTTGCTCTTGTTCCATCAACTGTGCCATCATCAATATCAAAAATTTGGCCAACTTCAAATCCTGAACCACCATGAACAAGAGTTGCTGTATTAAGAGAATTAACTACTGTAAATTCTACGCCATTTAGAGTAACTTCAGTTCCAGCAGCAATTGTTGCGGTTTGAGTCTTTTTAGTAATAACCATTTCATAATTTGAGGTTTGACCAATTTTTTTAACTCGGTCAACTTCAACTACAATATTGGAACCACCAGAAGTTACTATTAATGTTTTACCAGAAAGATCAAAGGCTTCACCTTCTGTAACATTAATAAAGATTGAATTTTGCTGAGACCATCTACCATCAGAAGCAATAAGAATTTGTTCCTTTGGAAGACGAATATCGATTTCAACATTAAATAAAAATCTAAATAGTAATTTAAAAGAATCTAAAGAACCTTTAGCTTGATAGAAATCAGTAACATTTTTATAAAGATTTACTTTATCAGTGACAATTCCTTTTACAAGACCTTCACCAATTTCTTTTCGAATTAGATCTATGAAAGAATCAACAGCGTGATCTAAATCACGATTATCAAGCATAGCATTGATAACACCAGAAGGGTTGTTACTCTGGTTTAAGTATTTGTAGTATTCTTTTAAGAATTCGATTAATGGCCCAGCATCGTTTACTAACTGCTGAGGAATTAATCCTTCTACTCTACTTGATTCTATATTATCTCTATGCATTAGTCGTGCTTACTAAATGTTGTATAATTTGCTGCACCAGAAGAACCTAAGATAGCAATTGTATCTTGTTCACCAGTAATTGTAATACCAGGTGTTTCATCTAATTCTAATGATACAAGTTGATTGAATTTTGGAGCAATGTCATAAGAATCTGGGTTACAATATATAAAAATAGTATCAGTTGAAGTCACATTAATATTTGTAATTTCTAATAAACCTTTTTCTGGATATAATGTACCAACATTTGCAGAAACAACATCGCCAGTAGCAGCACTTAATAATTGAACTGTACGATTGTTTGTACCGTCACCAACTGGAATATCTGACAAAGTTACTTCAGTTTGATTCACTGTAAATGTATTTGATCTTAATGTTGCTTCATCTTCTTCAGTAATATAGATTGGCGCAGAAAATTTTACAGTATAGTTTGAAGCTACATTTGTAACTGGTGTAACATGTTTATGCATTTCCAATCTGGCAAAAGAGTTTAGAATTCCATCATCAACATTGTCAATAACTCTTAGCAATTCTGAATAACGAAGAACTCCGTCAAACTTTCCAAGCTTAGTAGAATTATAAGATGTAATAGCATCTCTTACCGAAGCTTCTAATTGAGCCTGAGTTCTATCAGTATTGTTTGGATCGTATTTAAATAATACAGTGCCAGTAATATAAGTATAATCTGGATCTTCAATTTCTACTGTAACCGATCCAACGTTTTTATTTGCTAAGAAACTACTAATACCGTCTTTAGTAGCATCAGTTAAGAAATCTGCATCTACTGGTTTAATAGAAATAAACACTTTACCATAAAGAGGTGGGTCATTTACTTCTCCACCCCAAACTGAAATATCTTGAATAAAATCATAATTAGCATTCAAAATAGTTTTATAATCTTCAGATGTAACGGCTCTGTTTTGCGCAGCAAATAGTTTTGGAGCATTAAACTTAATTGATTCAATAGATTCTCTATTAGTACCATTTACTGTTTTATCAAAGCCAGTAGCACGTTCTACTAAGATTGAAGTAAAGCCTCCAATTGAACCATTAATAGTAAATGTTTTAGCACCATTACCATCAACACCATTTGTAGAAATATAAGTTAATTCTACAATTTCTCCAGTATCTGGTTTCAAACCTAGAATATTGTCACCAAAATAAAATTCGTATTTACCTTCAAAATTTTCTTGTAAGAAATATACTCTTGTGTCTGAAGTAACATCAAGAAGGTTTGTGTACTTAGTAAAAGTTCTATAATCAGATGAAGTCAGAGATTCGCGTGAACGAACTAACATTGTAGAAGTATCGATCTTTGAATCGTCGATTTTAAATTTTTGTCTTTCAATACGATTATCTACACGATAAGATAAGGTATTCAATCTTCCCTCGTGAATAGTTACGTTATCAAATACGTATTGATTTGAGCTATTTTTTGTTGCAATATAAGATTTATTAGTAACAAAGTCTTTTTGCTCTGAACCAATTTGGCCAGAAAATGTAGTCCCTTTTGTGATTTGTAATGTAGCTGCAGAGTCTGCATCACCGGTTACAGTTACTTTCAAAAGAGCTGTCGCAGCAACATTAGATTGTGGAATATATCCAAGGTCTTTTGCTCTTGATACTACGTTAGAACGAATTTGTGCAGTATCTAAATATGCTTCATTTGCCACCATATGAGATAGTAAAGCGTTATATTGAGTATTATATGACAAAACATCTAAAAGAACATTGAGGCCTGCACCATCAAAGTCGTAGTCATTAAACTTTTCTTGAGAACTTAGATAAGCTTTCAGATTTGTTTTAATCTGATCAAAATCCAGCTCCGTGACATTTTTAATTTTTGTAGCCATTTATCTTGTTCTCTCTAAAAATAATTCAACGTCAACGATTTCTTGTCTTGATAATACTAATACTAAAATAGAAACAAATATAGCATTATTATCAGATCTATCTTCTACATCAACGCGTTGTACAGCAACCCTTGGCTCAAATCTTTTAATTGCATTTATAATTTCGTCTTTAATTAATGATATAGTAATTGGATCAGGATTCTCAAACATAAATTGAGTGACACGACTTCCAAAAGTAGGTTGGAATGGTCTTTCGCCATAGCCCGTAAGTACAATATTTTTTACAGAATTTTTAATTGCCACAAGGTCCTTAGTTGGAACAACATCTCCAAAATTTGGATGTGGCTTAAACTTTAAGTCTAAATCTGTGTATGGCTTAGCGCGTGCAACTACTTTTGCAGATGCAACCTCTACGTTTTTATCTGATAAAATTTGTGTACTCATGCTATTATTTATATCTGTTTAATTGACGTTTACACTTCCAGCACCATTTGCGCCAGAACTTCCGCATGAAATAGCATCTCCAACTCGATGTATGGGTTTACCATTTACATTTACATTTGGTGAACCTGCTGCAGCTGTAGCTCCATGAGGAGGCGCACCTGGACAAGCATGAGCAGCATATGCATCACCTTGTCTCACTACTGCCTTACCTTCTATAAAAACATCTCCGCTAAAAGCTGAAGGCGGTCTTGGAGGAGCACCGCATGGATCTCCAGTAGATGCAGATCCTTGAACAACTGGATTAGGCATAATTTTCTCCTATGATGTCATAATTTTAACTAACCATGAAGGAGCATTGGCTGATCTACCAGAAGCTCCCCAATATGTGGCTGAATTGGCCGGTACTGTATTTCCAGCAGATATGTCGAGGTGAACGCCAACATTACCCATATAACCAATACCCGCTCCAATTGCGGTAGCTCCAGCATTTTTAGCAGCTTGGACCCAAGCATGAAGATCTGGTGAATTTACAGTCAAACGCTTACCATCTTTATAAAGCCATACATCAGCAGCATATCCATTTAAGTGACGATCGGAGCCAGTTCTTCTTTGAGGTGTCATACCACCAGAGAAAATTTCAACATCCAAGCCAGTGGAGTTAGCTGCAGAAATAATAATGCTTTCAAGTGCTGGTTGAATTTCTTTATTACGAGTTGCATATTGATTAACATATTTAACTCTTGGTGTATCATTAATAATTTTACCAGTTGAAGATATAGTTCCTGAATCTGTTTCTGGAATTTGAGTATCTGTAGCTGAAAGACTTGTACCACTCCATCCAGAAATTCTAGAATTACTTTCTCCTGATCTACCAGTAAGTCTAAGAGCATCAATTTGTTGAGACACAGAAGAAGTACCATCAGGCTTAATTACAGAATATTTTGGAGTTGGAAATTGAATATCAGTATCAGCTTCTTCAATCTCAATTAAGAATGGTGTTGCTTCGTCATCTGTAAATCCAACACCTGGTAAATCTACTCTTTCTAGAAGTTCGTCTGGTGTATGTAATATAGGAGCTTCTGCGCCAGGAGAAGAAGGACTAAATGGACTCATAGTTCCACCTGGGTTCAAATTCAAAGTAGAAGATTTAATATTTGTAGTTCCAGAAGATCCAACATTAGTTGTTGCACCAGAAATATTTACTTCAGAATCTCCATCTATATTTGTGGTTGCAGATGTAATATTTGCTTCAGAAGAAGCATCGGCATTAAATGTAGTTGTCAAAAGATTTATTTCTGAATCTGCTTCTAGGTCAATCGTGGAAGTAGCACTCATTGAAATATTATCTGTTTTGATTGCTAATTCTGAGATGCTCATATCTAAATTATCAATTTCACCTTTTAGATTAGGAGCATCCATGTAAATTTCTTCTGTAGCATTAATGGAATACTTTGGACCATTAGCACCAAAAGAAGTATGAGCTGTTAAGAAAATATGGTCTGCTACTGCAGTAATTGTATCTTGAGCTGAAAAAGTAATATTAGGAGCAATATAAAATTGATCTCCATCTGATCTAACTGTTAATGACCCAGAAGCATCAACTCTCACGTCACCCAATGTTTTTACATTAATGTCGCCTTGAGTTTGAAGTTGAGTATTTCCAGTTGTATATGTTACAGAAGATCCATTAATACGATTAATTGAATTACCTTTAACATCAATATTAGAATTGCCCTTTACAGCTAGGTTAGCATTTCCTTGAACTGTGGTGGACATATTACCACCAACATTAACTGATGCATCTCCTGTTATTGTAACAATCCATTGGGTCATTGCGTCATATCGTTCTTTTGAACGAGTGCGCATTTTGTTATCTGGGCGTAATTCTATAAAAGCTCCGGCGCGGTGTTGAATATTAATTCTTTCCGCTCCAGGAGTATCATCAAATTCGATAAGATGACCTGATTCAGTAAGTCTTACTTTATTATATGGATATTCTGCAGCATAAGCATCTTCAGGCTCATATACTCCAACTGGAACTTTTCTCTCATAATCCAGTCCTACTGCTCTTGTTCCTACATCGGTTCCTGCTTCTCTAGGGAAAACACCATACGGATCATTAAATCCCATAGTAGGTTCTGCCCCACTATCATTAATGCCCATAATAGTTCCCATAATAACTGGATCTTGAGCATCAGGTCCATCTCTAAAGAATCCCATAACCCATGAACCTTCAACCAAGCCATGAGTACCATCACCCACACCAGAAGTACCTGAAGAAGTAGTTGGCATTAAAACAGCAGCCCAAGGAAGATCTGCTGTTGGAAGCTTATCTTTATTTTCAGTATGGTATCCAAAGACTCTTACTTTTACGCGATTCAAAAGAACAGGATCATGTCTATCTTCCACAACTCCCGTAAACCATACAAATTCAGTTGATCTAAATCCTGCTACATTATTCATTATTGAGGCCCTGTTCCATCTTCTGAAGAGCGTTCATCACTCGTTTTCTTAAGTTCATCTTCTAGATCTTCTTCTGTGAATGCATTACCTACAGCAGCTCCAGCTCCTCCAAATGCTGATAACTCATCACCAGCATTTTCTGCTGTACGCACATCAGTATCACCAGCAATTTGATCTGCTGCTGCAGCCGCGGCTGCTAGTGCTGGATCAACTTCACCAACTTCATATCCAACAACCACTGTTTCTTTTGGAGCTGGTTCTCCGCGTAGGCCATCATCTGGACCACCCTGCTTAATTCCTGAAACATTTAGTGGTTCTGATAATGGAGCTCCAGTTGATGGATTACCATACGTTGGATCTGGCTGACCTTGAACTGGTCTTGCAGCTAATCCACCTCTATCAATACCGTCTCTTGCAAGTTTTATTTGAGTTGTATATCCATTATTATC